CCACAGAAGTATTGGAGTAAGACAACAGAAGTAGAAAGACCTGATGATATACCTGAAGAACTAATAGAAGAATGTCTTTTGATTTGGGATGATATAAAGACAGGAGTAGCAAAGAATGTAACAGTAAAAAAAAAGATGGTAGAGTTATATAACACAATACATGGTACTAACTATAAACCTACAAGTAATTGTGGTACTTGTTTAAATAACTGCTATCAAGGGATAAGACAAATAGTAGAAAAATATAAAACATAAAATATGGATAAAAAAATACCTGACTATTATATAGGAAAGAATTATAAATACGAAGCTAGGAAAGTAATTTCTGATTGGGAATTAAGTTGGAACGTAGGAAATGCAGTAACGTATTTATTAAGAGCAAATTTTAAACATCATAGACCTGAAGAATGTATAAAGAAAGCTATACATCATTTAGAATTTGAATTAGAAGAATTAGAACAAAAGAAAAAGAAGAATGTAAGAATAAGTCATATATAACTAAATAAGGGAGAGTAGGCATATTGCCGTTAATAATAATATTAAATGTTAATGCTCTCCTTTATTTCTAAAAACAAAAAACTATGTTAATATACCAATGTAACAAATGTGAAATACAAAAAGAATTTAGTAAAGTCGTTATGAAAGTAGAAAACGGCAAAGTTGTTAATGTGGGGACTGAGTGTCCTAAGTGTGGCGAGTATATGCAAGAGATAGCTAAAGAGTTCGGTGGCTTCCCAAGTATAAGAAGAACAGAACCATCACTAAGTAAAAAGAGAGATAGAATGTGGAAAGAAACTAAAGAGAAACTTACAAGCTAATGAAATTTGTAATTCATGATAAAAAAGATAAGATGCAATTAGTAAACTATTTAAAAGATATAGAAAGTCCATATACTGTAGAGGTTAAAAAACACAGAAACACAAGATCAAACGTACAGAACAATTACTATTGGAAATGTATAGTACAAGTATTAGCTGAAGAACTCGGTTACTTTAATGATGAGATGCACGATATACTAAGGGCTAAGTTTTTAAATGAATGGGAAATGGTAGAGATAAACAATAAGAAGATAGGACTAAACAAGATAGTAAGTACAACATCTCTAAACACAAAAGCATTTGAAGTATATGCAGAACAAATAAGAATATGGGCATTATCTGACTTAGGGATAAGATTAATGCTACCAAACGAATACAACTAATTTCTATTATATAATAGAATTGATTAATCAATTTATTTCAATTATGGACAAAAGAATAAACAATGGTGGTAAAAGAGAGGGTGCAGGACGTAAAAGCAAGTCAGAAGAACAGAAGCTAATAGAGAACTTAACTCCTATGAACCCTGATGCTTTAAAGTCATTAGAGATAGGTTTAAAGAACAAAGAACAATGGGCAGTTAAGTTATTCTTTGAATATTTTTATGGACGTCCTCAGCAAAGAGTTGATGTAACGAGTAATAGCGAAACATTAAACATACCAATAATAAACTTCGTTGAATCCGAAACTGAATAAAAAGTATAGTGCATTATTTTCATCTGATTGTAGGTATTATATAATTACAGGTGGTAGAGGATCAGGTAAGTCCTATGCAGTAACAGTATTCTTAACTCTACTTACTATGTCGCAAAACGTAAGAGTATTGTTTACAAGATATACAATGGTTTCTGCTCACTTATCTATTATACCTGAGTTCTTGGAAAAGATAGGCATATTAGGTTTAGATACAATCTTTAGTATTAATAAATCAGAAGTAGTCAATACATCAACAAAGAGTGATATACTATTTAGAGGGATCAAGACATCATCAGGTAATCAAACGGCTTCTCTTAAATCATTACAAGGTATTAACTGTTGGGTACTTGATGAAGCTGAAGAACTTATTGATGAGAACATATTTGACACAATAGACCTTAGCATTAGAGAAAAGAAAGTACAAAATAGAATCATCTTAGTATTAAACCCTGTAACAAAAGAACATTGGATATATAAACGATTCTTTGAGGAGAGAGGTGTTTTAAGTGGATTTAACGGCATTAAAGACAATGTATGTTATATACACTCCACATACTTAGATAATAAAGCTAACCTATCTAAAAGTTTCTTAGAAAGGATTTATAGAATCAAAAGCACTAACATTAAAAAGTATCAACACAAAATACTTGGTGGTTGGTTAGACAAAGCAGAAGGGGTTGTATTTGAGAATTGGACAATAGGAGAGTTTAATCCTGACAACCTACAAACATCTTGTGGCATGGACTTTGGGTTTTCTGTTGATCCTGATTCACTAACAGAAGTAGCTATAGATAAAAAGAAAATGAAGATATATCTAAGAGAACATATATATCGTAATGGTTTAAAATCTCACGAACTAGCTAAGATAGTATTAGATAAAGTAGATAATAAGCTAATTATAGCAGATAGTGCAGAACCTAGATTAATAGAAGATTTAAGACACTTAGGAGTTAATATAAAACCTGTAAAGAAAGGTACAATAGAAAGTGGTGTAACTCGTATGCAAGATTATCAATTAGTAGTTACTTCTGAATCAACAAACATAATCAAAGAGTTAAACAATTATGTCTATGCAGACAAAGGGAGTAAGCTATATGTAGACAATTATAATCACGCAATAGATGGTATTAGATATAACGTAATATACCACTTAGACAATCCTAATGCAGGTAAATACTTTGTGCAATAAAAAAGGTGCAACTCCTAAGAATCACACCCTTTAAAAACAAAAACTTTTTGAAAACTTGGCAAACATAACGATTTTAAACTAAATAACAATAAATTCTATTATATATTATGCGAGTAAACATTAAGAAAGATGGTAAGCAAAATACTTACAATCTTATTAAGAGTTGGGATGATGTAACACTTGAAAAATGGGCTAAACTTATTGATGGTAATAATAAGTCAAAAACCCAAGAAGCATTAGATACGATAACTATGTTATCAGATATACCGAGAAAACTTGTAAAAGAGTTAAGTATAAATGATGTATCTAATATTTTAAACAGGGTAGCTGAGTTGCAAAACAAAGCTAAAGGAAGGTTAAAGAAGATAATAAAGGTTGATGATGTAGAGTATGGGTTTCATCCTGATCTATCCGAGATAACACTTGGAGAGTATGCAGACATAGAAACATACATACAGGCAGGAATAGAAAACAACCTAGCTAAGATGATGGCAGTTCTTTATAGACCAATAGTAGAGAAGAATGGTAAACACTATTCAATAAAGGGCTATAATGGTAGTGAGGTTAGGATGAGGTCTGAGAAGTTTAAGAAGATGAAAGCAATAGATGTAAATAGTTGCTTGGTTTTTTTTTGGACTTTAGGCAACGAACTATCAACGATTTTGCCGTTGTATTTGATGGAACGGATGAAGGAAATGAAAGAATCACTACAGACGAAAAGTTCGCAAGAAAGTGGGGGTGGTTTGGAGTAATGTATAGATTGACAAATGGAGATATAAGTAAATTAGGTGCTATAACAAAGATGAACTTATATGAATGTTTAACTTGGCTAACTTATGAAGTTGATTTAAACGAAACAAAAAAAGTTAAGAGATGACACATTTTAAGAATTATAACAACACAATAGATACTCTAAAGCAGTTAGGAGATAATCAGTATCAAATAAAAACTGTAACAACAGGAGATATATTTGAAATTGATTTAGAGAAGAACACCTTATATCCATTAATGCACATCAATCCTGTTAATGCAGTTGCACAAAACAATCAAATGACTTTAAACTTTCAGATATTCATAATGGACTTAGTATTTCCTGATGAGAGTAATGAGCAAGAAGTATTATCAGATTGTCTTAGTATCTGTAATGACTTGATAGGTACACTAAAGAACGGAGAGAGTTTATACCTATCTAACACAACACATGGAGAAAGTCCTGCATACTTTACAGAAGGGGATGTAACGATAGAACCTTTTACAGAAAGATTTGATAACTCAGTAAGTGGATGGGTGTTTACATTACCAATAATAATTGAGAATGATTACAACACTTGTATAGCACCACAAGCTACAACTTATGCAGGGAAATAATGTTTAAAATAAAAATAGGAAAATTAACAATACAATTAATACCACCAAAAATAACTTATAAATTATAAAATATGGCAGATTTAACAACAACAGTAACAGAAAGTGTTACACTAAATGGTGCAGTAAGAGGTACTACGAATACTGTAACAACGACAGGAATAAATAACGTATATGAAAGAATTGTAACTTGTACTACAGGACAAACTACTTTTTTAGCAGCTTTTGACTCTAACTCTTATGGTTCAGCAGTTCAGATAGATAAAGAAGATGTTAGATATATTAGAGTAACTAATTTAGACACTACTAACTCATTAGAATTAGCAGTAGTTGGTGCAGCTACATTATACCAAGTACTACTTAAAGCAGGACAATCACATATACTTTGTGCAGCAGACGATGTTATGTTAGCAGAAGCAGATACATCTCCTAGCTTTGGTACTATGGCAGATTTAGCTAGTTTACAAGTTAGTCCTGCTGCTAATTTAGATGTAGAAATATTTGTAGCTAGTGTATAATGGAAGCATTAGAACGATACTTAAATAGTTTCGGTAAAAGTGTAGTAAACAAATCAAAAGGTATATTAAAGAAAAAGAAGAAGGTAGTATCATCAGAACTTCTTAATAGTATATCTTATAAACTGCAAAAAACTACAGAAGGTTTTACTGTGCAGTTCTTTATGGCAGATTATGGAACTTTTATTGATAAAGGAGTATCAGGTACTAAAAAGAAAAGAACTTATGTAACCTACGAAGGAAGGAGAGAGAAAAGTCCTTATGCTTACACTACAAAACGACCACCTATGAGTGTATTAGATAAGTGGATAGTTCGTAGAGGTATTGCACCAAGAGATAAGAAAGGAAGATTTATGACAAGAAAAAGTTTACAGTTTTTAATAGCTAACAAAATATATACACAAGGAATAGAAGGTATTAGCTTTTTTCAAAAACCATTACAATTAGGAATGAAGGATTTTTACAATCAAGTTGGTAACGCAATAAAAGAAGATATAATAAATACAATATAAAATGGCATTAACAATAGAGCAAAAACCATTATACAAAACACTAGCAGTAGGGCAAGATATAATATTTACTGTAGCAGATCAAAATGTTATAATAAACAATTACCAACCAAAATATACTGCTGATGTTTATGTAAACGAAAAAATATCAGATTTAACATTAATAACATCTAAGGTAGCTTCATTAAAAGTAACACCTAACAACGCAGGTGTAGGTATATTTTCTATTAGTCCTATTTTAGAAAGTTATGTAAATCCACAATATGAAGGTACTAATTTTGATAACACTATATTTAGTTCTTATAAGACAACAGGATATTCAGACACTACACCACATCCTATTCACTTAATTGATAAGTATTCTAATAATGACAATGTAGCTATTTACTTTACAGTAGTATTTAATATGGAGTATTATACTGATGCTGCATTAACTATTTTTAGCACGGCTAAAACAGTAAGAGCAGAAAACTATTTAGCATATAATGGAGTATTACAATCAGATGATATTATAAACCAATCAGGTACAGATTATGGTTTTAATCTTAATTCTACTGATTTAGTTTTAAATGACTTTGGTACTACACTTGGTAAGTTTATAAGTAATGCACCTATAACACAAGAAGCAAGATTAACTGATTATGGTACATTATCGTTTTTTAACTTTTTAAATATATCTGAGAATAGCTTTCAAGTAGGTACAGATAATTGTACTATCAATATGGTTAGTTATATAACAATAAACTTATACAATAGCGCAGGTGCGCAATTAGGTTCTTCTATAACAGTAAATACAACTACGGCTAATGGTAGTTTTAATAATAACAATCAATTCTCAAATACTAGAGTTATGTTCTTTGGTGCTTTTCCTGCTAACTTAGATGGATGGAGTACAGATTGGGATACACATAAAGCTAACGTAAGCTATTACACATTACAAGCATTTGATGATGAAGATGAAGCTATAAGTCAAATATATAGAATAAATATTATATCAGATGACTGCAAAGGTTTTGAAGGTATTAGATTAACTTGGTTAAACCCACACGGAACTTGGGATTATTACACTTTTACTAAAAAGTCAATTAGACAATTAGCTACTAATAAAACAACATACACACAATTAGGTGGCACTTGGAATAAGAGTACGTTTAGAATAGATGGTTATAAAGGTGGTCAGAAAAACTTTAGAGTAAACACTAAAGAGTTAATCCGTATAAATACTGACTACTTAGTAGATGCAGATGCAATATGGTTTGAGGACTTAATTAATAGTCCTGAAGTTTATATACTAAATGGCTACTCTAGTTCTGACACTTATGGTATGGTAAATAAATATGTAGAACCTGTAAGAGTAACTACATCAAGCTATACAAGAAAAAGTAAAGCAAACGATAAGCTAATACAATATACATTTGAGTTAGAAAAAACTAAAGTTAAAAGAACACAAAAAATATAATGAGTGAAGTTTTACAATTAATAGAAGGTTATGGATTGCCATTAGTATTGTTATTGGGGGCTTTGTATGCTTTATACAATTTTTTCTTTTTTAGTATTAGAGAAGTTAAAGATACATTTTCAAAACATCATGAAAAAAATGCTTCAAATATGGCAGAAATAAAAAATAAAATAGACATTATTTTAGAATACATAAGAAAAAAATCATGAGTGTACAATTAGTATTATACCCACAATTCTATGATGGCTATATCTCATCATCTTTTCCTGTATTAAGCGAATATGTATCAGATGGTACGTTATTTTCTTTATTAAATAGTTATACAGGATATGATGTGCCTACTTCTTCTATTAACGCATCTTATGATGCCATAACTGCCGTACCTGCTATAGCTGCTTGGAAAAGATTTAGAAGTACAAACCCATCAGGAACATTTGGTACTGTAACAATGCCAACACAAATTTCTAACAAAATATATCTTTATTCTAACGCAAGTCATACATCAAGTAGTGGTGTTTATCAAAAAATAGAAAATCTTAATGTGGGTGTGCAGTATGAGTTAAAAATAAACATCACACAAGCAGGTGCAAGTGGTACTTTATTTATTGGTAATAGTACATTGGCATCATCTGTAAATATGCTCGGTAATAGTGTAGTAGCTAATATATCTACTGCTTCTACAGGTGTGCAAACTTTAAACTTTACGGCAGCTAATACAGAAGAAGTTTTATTATTAGAATATAGAAATAATAATGGTTCAACAATACATATAGATTCTGTTAGTATAAAAGATGTTGTTAACCCACCATCACAAACTTATGGAGATGTATTTGATGGTCAAGTAATATGCGACTTATACGAAGATGAAGATATACCATTAAGTTTATCTATAGATAATTTTAAAAACGTAGCAGAAAAAGTACAAAGTTATTCTAAAGATTTTAATTTACCTGCTACTAAAAGAAATAACAAAATATTCTCACATATTTTTGAGGTTACTAAAACATATAAACAGATTGATAGTTTTAATCCTTATATAAAAACAAGATGTATTTTAAAACAAGATGGTTACGATATATTTCAAGGATATTTAAAACTATTAGATATAGTAAATAAAGAAGGCGAAACTAGCTATAGTGTAAATTTATTTTCAGAACCTATAGCATTAAAAGATGTATTAGATAATAAGAAGTTTAGAGATTTAGATTTTACTGAGTTAGAACACGATTACAACAAAACAAATATTAAAGCAAGTTGGGATGACACTATAGGTATTACTTTATTAAACGCATTATCTACTGCTTCTAATGCTTATGATGCTTCTTTAGGTGTAAACAATACTACAGTATTAAAATATCCATTTGTTAATTGGGTAGGTACTTATGATTTAGATACAAACGATAATATAATTTTAGGAAGTTTAGAAGATGCTTTTAGACCTTTCATAAATTGTAAATACATATTAAAGCAAATATTTGATGCTACACAATTTACATATACATCTGATTTTTTAGATGGTGCTACTTTTAGCAAAATGTACATGGACTTTAATTGGGGTGCAGGTAATGCACCTAATGATAGTAAACACATAGGAGATGCTAAATCTGCAAGTACAGGTTTTGTCCCTACTTCTTTTACTAATATAGATTTTAGTAGTAATACCTTTTCAAATGAATTTGGTTTTGATATGTCTACTGATAAATTTACTGCTACATCAGACAATACTGTGTATCAATTTAATTATCAAGCATATTTTGAATGGGTTATAAATGGAACATATCTATTCTGCCGTTGGGTTCATAAAGATAGTTCAGGTAATTTAGTTGGTAATGGTATTATAAATCAACAAAGTTCAGTAGGTGGTGGTAGTGGTAATTTTCTTTATCAAGGTACAATAACAGAAACTTTAAATACAGGAGATACTTTAGAATTACAAGCTGATTCAGGTGCAAGTAACGCAATTAGACAAGCATATTATTCAGGTACAACAAGTTGTTCTATAGATGGTTCGGTTACTATAGACCAAATGACTAATTCAGTTTTATTAAATACTTTAAGGGGAGATTTAGGACAATGGGAATATCTTAAAGGTATTATGAATATGTTTAACTTAGTTATGTTACAAGATAAAAACAATCCTAATAATATAGTTATAGAACCATACAAAGATATATTTATAAGTAATACGGCAGGAACTACATTAGCAGCAAGGAGTATATTGCACGATTGGACAGATAAAATAGATATTACAGAAATAAAACTATCTCCTTTAGAATTAATAAAAACAACAACTTTTAAATACGAAGAAGATGAAGCATATCCTAATAATTATTACAAAAGTATTACCGAAGTTGATTATGGTTCTAAAGTATTTTCCGTACCTGATTTTACTTTATTAACAGGAGAAGAAGAAATAATAGCTACTCCATTTTCTGCTACTGTTATTAAACCTATAGCAGATTATTTAGGAGATTTTCTTATCCCTGTAGTTTATTCTTCTAATGATGATGCAACAGAATTTGAAAGTTATAATAACAAACCTAGAATACTATTTAAAATATCTTCTAGTCCTTTTACATTACCTGCTACAATAACATACAAGATACCTGCACAAAATGGTGTAGGAGATGAAGATGCAACACAGTATTTAAGATTTAGTCATACTACTACATTACCTTCTACATCTACATCTACAGATTTAAACTTTGGAGAAGCACAATTAATAGGTATAGGCACATCTCCTGATGATAATTTATATAATACTTATTGGAGTCCTTACTATGATGAGTTATATAATCCTGATACAAGATATATGACTTTAAAGGTAAATCTTAATGCTTCAGATATTAACCAATTTAATTTTTATGATAAAGTAATGATTAAGAATAGAGAATACCGAGTTAATAAAATAGATTACAAACCTAACGACTTATCTACAGTTGAATTTATACTAATACCATAATGGCATATAAGAAAGGATATAATATAAAACCAAAAGAAGTTCTTAAAACAGGCGAGGTTAGATTTACAGATGGTACTAACGAAGTAATACCTAATCAAGCAGCTTGTGAAGCATACGGATATACTTATAATTCAGCTACAGGGACTTGTACTGCCTTTAAATATGATTCTACTTTAGATAGAAAGTTTTTTAATATACACAATAACGTAAGTGGTGGTGTTACTGAAAATGGTACACAAAATACTATATTAAATGGTCAGCAACATCTTACAAAAGGTAATAACTTTAATAATATAATAAACGGAGAAAAACACCAAATAGAAAATACAATAAAAAATGCTAATCTATTAGCAGGATCATATGGTAATATACAAAATCAGGGAGAAGTAGTAGTAGGGGGTGGTGGCTTTGGTACTACATTAGCTTTAGCACAAACATCCTTTGTACAACAATCAGGTAATACTTCTGATGCTACACAGACATCTTTATATACGCAATACATTACTAATAAGTTTATAGAGAAGGTAGGTAATTCTATAATAGGATTTGAAGCAAATGTGATAGGTGTAAACACAGGTGTAGGAGAAGGTAGTGCAGGAGAGTATGGGTATGTACAAATAACAGGTGCAGTAAAGTTTACAAATGGACTTGCTTCTACATATTCTCAATCTTCTACTAATATAGTAGCACCAGGAACAAGTGGATTAAATATTTCAGCAGTTATGAAAGATGCAACGGCTACTTCTTTTGGTGTTGCAGTAACAGGATTAGAAGAAACAAGAATACAATGGACTGCCGAAGTAAAACTATGGCAGAATAAATTAACACAAACAATATAATTATGGCAGACAAGACATTAGAAATGGAAGTTAAGTCAAATGTTGGCGAAGTAGCAGAACAAACAGAACAATTAGCAGAAGCGACTAATAATGCACAAGGGGGGTTTAAAAAAGTAGGTGGTGCAATTAAAGGAATGGGTACTGCATTAAAGGCAGCAGGTATTGGTTTAGTGGTAGCTTTATTTGCTAAACTTATGGATGTATTTAGACAAAACCAATCAGTAGTAGATTTCTTTAATATAGCTATGGAAAGTTTGTCTATAGCTTTTAATGATTTGTTTAAATTTCTATCTAACAACATAGGTGCAGTTACAGGTTACTTTAAAGATATTTTTGAAAATCCAAAAGAAAAACTTGAAGAATTTGGAAAATCTATAAAAGAAAATCTTATAGAAAGATTTGAAAGTTTAATGGACACTTTTGGACACTTAGGAAAAGCATTAAAACATTTGTTTGCAGGAGAATATCAAGATGCTTGGCAAAGTGTAAAAGATGCAGGTAAAGAAAGTGTAGATATTATGACAGGTGTAGATAATAGTGTAGATAAAATAACCGAAACTGTTACTACTGCAACTAAAGCAATAAAAGATTATGCTAAATCTACTGTAGAAACTGCTGAAGGTATAATTGAAATGAATAAAGCTGCTGAATTAGCAGCAGTTAAAAATCAACAAATTATAGAACAAAAAGATAGGGAAGCTGAACTACAAAGACAAATAAGAGATGATGAAAGTAAAACATTTGAACAAAGAATAGCTGCAAACGAAGAATTAGCAAGAATATTAGAAGAACAAAAAACATTAATGCTTGAAAATGCAGATGCTATAGAAGCAGCAGCACAAGCACAATATAATAAAAACAAAAGTGATGAAAATCAAATAGCATTAATACAAGCTAAGACAGAAAAAGATGCAGTATTAGCACAAGTAACAGGTTTTCAATCTGAACAGCTTGTAAATCAAGTAGCTTTAGAAAAAGAAAAAACACAATTAGCTATAGAGAATGCAGATGCACAGATACAAGCATATAGCGACTTAGCAGGTGCATTAAGTAGTTTAGCAGGAGAGAATAAAGCATTAGCAGTAGCACAAGCAACTATAGATACTTATGCAGGTGCAACAAAGGCATTTGCACAAGGTGGTGTAACAGGTTTTGTAACAGGTGCAGCTATTATTGCATCAGGATTGTCTAATATTAGAAAGATACTATCTGTAGATGTTGGAAGTGGTGGTGGGGGTGGCTCAGTACCATCAGACACAGGAACTCCTGCACCTGAAATGTTAAGTGGTGCATTTACATTAGGTACTCCTGAGCAGCAACCTGTACAAGCATACGTTGTAACAGATGACATGACTAACAACCAAAATAAGTTAGCTAATATAAGAAGAAGAGCAACAATATAAAAAATCAAATAAATTATTAAATAATCTATTATATACTATGAAAAGAAAAGCAACTAAAATTATAGAACTTGTAATAGCTGATGAAAGCGAAGAATTAACAATAGATGCTATCAGTTTAGTTACAAGTCCTGCAATAGAGCAAGATTTTGTATTTTTTGGTAAGGACAAGAACAATCTTACACTAGCTAAGATAGATGAAGAAAAAAGGATGCTAGTAAGTCCTGCATTAATACCTAACAAACAAATATTTAGATATGATCCTAATACTGACAGTAATTACTATGTATATTTTTCAAAAGAAACTGTAAGACAAGCTAGTGAGTTATATCTAAAGCATAACAACCACCATAAAGCTACATATCAACACGAAGATAGAGTATCAGGTGTATTAACTATTGAATCTTGGATAAAAGAAGGCGAACAAGACAAATCTAAGCTATATGGCTTTGACTTACCTGATGGTACTTGGTTTGTTAAAATGAAGATAGAGAATGATGAGATGTGGAATAAGATAAAAGATGGAGAACTAAAAGGTCTAAGTATAGAGGGCTACTTTATTAATAAAATGGAAAAAATGGGTAAACAACAATTTTCAAACGAAGAAATAAGAGAAGCAATAAAAGAATTGTTAAGTGTTCAGAAGGTTAAGTTAGGAATGGTAGATGATTTAATTAAAGATGCTAAAACTTTAAGTTCTAAATTTGAAAAAGCAGTAAAAAATAATATGGCTATTGCAAAACTTGTTAATGAGAATTTTAAAGAAATGGCTAGTGTAGTTAAAGCAGCTAAAAAAGGATATGGATTTGTTTCTACTATTGATAAGCAATTTAAAGAGTTAGGAGTTAAACCTACAAAAGAATATACAAATGCAGGAAAAGAAATTTATGATATAGCAGAAGGTAGTGGGCAACAAATGTTAAAAGACTTAGCTAGATTTAAAGGATTACTATAAATAAAATAATATGAAAGAAGATATACTACAAGCATTAAGCGAACTAATAAAAGAAAAGACAGAACTAAAAGCTGAAAAGATTGAGTTAAATTTAATAAATGATTTTGATTCAGCTTGGGTATCAGGTTATAAATTTATTGAGAAAGCTAATAAAGAATACAAAGAAGTACAAAAAACTTACATAGCAGGAATAAGAGAGTTTGAAAATTCATTAGATGCTTCAATTAAATTTGAAAAAGCTGCAAAACAATTAGGTGTAGATATACCTAAAGAAATAATAGCTAAAACAAAAGAAGCTAAACAATATATTAAAGAAGCAAAAACGAAAATCAAATAAACAATAATTAATTCTATTATATAAAAAAAAGACAAATGGATTTAAAACAACAAATATTAGTAGCACTTGGTCTTGACAAACAAGAAGAAGTGAGTTTAGAGTTTCAAGCGAAACTTGAAGATGGTACTATAATAGTTTCTACTGCTGATTCATTAGAAGCAGGAGTGGATGTATCAGTTCTTACAGAAGATGGAACAACTATGTTACTTCCTGTTGGAGAATACAAGACCGAAGATGGTCAAGGTTTTTCTGTTGAAGTTGAAGGTGTAGTTGCTGAACTTTACGAAACTGAAGAAGAAGTAGTAGAAGAAGAAGCTACAGAAGAAACTGATAAGGAAGAAATGAATGAAGAAATTACTGAAGAAGTTGAAGAAACTGAAGCAGTAGAATTTGATTCAGTAGCTTTTATGGATGAAGTTAAGTCCGTAGTAGTTGATTTAATGAGTAATGTAAATACTGAGATAGAAACATTAAAATCTGAGTTAGCAGAACTTAAATCAACAAATGAAGAATTATCTTCAGAAAAAGAAAAACTATCTGCACAAGTAGTAGAGTTATCAAACGAACCTGCTGCAAACCCTGTAGATATTAATAAATTTAGTGCATTAGGCAAAGAACTTACATCAAGAGATATTGCTAAAATGTCTAAAAGAGAAAGAATATTATATAACATAACTAAATAAATAAAAAAATGGCGTTTACAGTAACATCAAATTATGCAGGTAAAGCATTCGGACAATATATTTCGGCTGCTTTAAAAGAAGCTAAATCTTTAGAAGGTTTAACTGTCTTAGAAAACATTAAGTATAAAGAGAACATTAGAAAAATGGCAGGTAGCACTTTAGTAAAAGATGCAACTTGTGATTTTACTGATGCAGGTACTTTAGCTTTAACAGAAAAGGTATTAACACCTAAAAATTTACAAATTAACATAGACCTATGTAAGAAAACTTTATTATCAGGATGGGAAGCAGAAGAAATGAAAGCAGGTTCTTTCAACAGAACTGCACCTACTTTTGACCAATATGTATTATCTTACTTTGGAGAAGTTATTGCAGATGCAGTAGAAGGTTCTATTTGGCAAGGTGCTGCTGCAACGGCAGGAGAATTTGAAGGTTTCCAAACAGGAACTACAGGTGCTTTTGCAGTAGATGGTACAGTTGTATCTTCAAGTGCTTCGGCTGCTTACACGGCTGCTAACATTATAGCAAACCTACAAACATTAGTTGCAGATATACCTGCAAACGTATACGGAAGAGATGATTTAAGAATTTATATGAACATGAAAACTTACAGATTCTACATTTCAGCTATCTCTACATTAGGATATGTTAATGCTTACAATATGCAAGGAGATTATGTACCTGTATTTGAAGGTATCACTATCCAACCTTGTCCAGGTATGGCAGATAACGTAATGTGTGCTGCTGAAACTTCTAACTTATTCTTTGGTACAGATTTATTATCTGATAACACAAATATCAAAATGTTAGATATGACTGACCTAGATGGTTCAGATAACTTGAGAGTAGTTGCTAAGTTCTCAGGTGGTGTACAAGTTGGAGTTGGTTCTGACGTAGTAAACCAATCATAATAACTAATTAAAAAGAAAGGGAGAGCAATCTCCTTTTCTTTAACTTTTAAAACTTAATAATATGTCTTGTAACTTAACAAAAGGAAGACAAATAACTTGTAGAGATACAGTTGGTGGTGTAAAGGCAATATACTTTGCTCAATTTGATGAAGTTTCTGCTTATGTAACTTCTTCAGGCGAACTAACTGATTTTGACTTAGGGGGTTCAGATGATATTTATAAATACAATCTGAAAAGAGGTACTGCTTCTTGTACAGAAACTATCACAGGTTCTAGTGAGAATGGTACAGTATTTTATACACCTTCAGTTCAAATAATGCTACACAAGTTAACTAAAGAAGATCAAAACCAAATTAAATTACTAGCTTCTCAAAGATTAGTAGTGTTTTTGGAATTAAATGAGATATTAACAACTAACTCGCATAATGTATTATTAGCTTTAGGATTAGAAAATGGGATGGAACTAAACTCAGGTACTAACACAACAGGTGCAGCTTTTGGTGATATGAATGGTTATACATGGACTTTTGATGGTATGGAAAGAAACCCAATGGTAACTGTTGCAGATTACACTACTAATCCATTAGACAATTCAGGATTTACTTATAATGCTATAGTTGCTTCTTAAACTATTGTTTTCATATTTTTTAAAAGGGCTACTTCGGTAGTCTTTTTTTTTATCAAACAAAAACGACCTTTTTCTATTATATAGTAAGTAAACACATTATGATACACGCAACTTATGGTTCTACTGCAACATTCTACACTACTACGGAAGAAAAACGTATAGATACGGCAGTACCTAAAACACAGATAAGGTATTTATGTAAGTTTACAAATAATATGTCTAAGGGTGTGGTTTATGGCTACGGACAAAGTCAATCGGTTAATGACAGATATACTAGCTTTCAAATACTACACAATACGACAGAAGATGTCTATACAGGTGCTATTGATTTTTTACCTAATGGATATTGGACATACGAGATATATGAAGTATCTTGGCAAGGTGCAAGTGTAGTATTAGGATCAGGAACTGCACCGATAAATGAGAATGATGTATTAACTCCTGTAGCTAATACTAAAGGAGTTGTTAAGGGGAGAGTAGAATTAGGAAAATTATTAGTATCAGAAGAGTCAGGACAAGAAGAAGTACAATATAATCAGCATCCTGAACCAAGTGGTACAAATTACATATACGTTAGTTAACAATAAATAAAAAATTATGGTAATAGAAAACAATAATGAACTATTAAGAGAGCAGTTAGGGAAAGGTACTGTAGAAGTATTTACTACAACTGCACAAACAGGGAAAGATTTTTATGCAGTACAGTTTGTACTAGAAAGTGTAATATCTTCATTAACTGTAGCAGATTGTACAGGAGAGGAAAGTCTTGTAACGACAATACCTGCTGGTACAACTCTTTTTATGAACATTACGGCTATAACACTTACAAGTGGATTAGCTATCGGATATAAAGAATAAAATATGTTAGCATTAGCGAACAAGCTATCTCTTAATACAAGACCTATCTATAGGTTTGTAAATAAATATTCTATTGACTTTGATGGAGTAGATGATAGGATTATTACTGATGGTGCAGATACAGTAGCACAACCTACTACATATTCTTTTTGGTGTAAGTCAAGTGCAACAGCAGCTAATAATAGAGGTGTATTTGGACACGGTTCTAGTAGTACAGGTGCTTTTCATTTTAATTTTGCAGGTAGCTTTAGACCATTATTATATTTAGGTGGTAATTATTATAAATTTTGGAATGATACACCTGAACAAGATGATGGGGAATGGCACCATTGGGTTGTATATTCAGACACTAACGACATAACAAATTCTAAATTGTATGTAGATGGTGTTTTACAAAGTGAATCTACAACTGTATCAACAGGAAGTACACAAGCTTATGGCGAATCATTAACTATAGGTAGCGACCAACAAGTAGGTGGTAATAGTTTTGAAGGCAAGATAGATGAGTTTGCAGTTTACGATAGAGAACTTACACAAGCTGAGATTACTCGTATGTATAATACTTACTACTCTCCTAACCGAGTAGCTAATGGTAACTTTGCTCAGATAGGAAACGAAGAAGTAACTAATGGAGATTTTAGTCAGATAGGTTCAGAATTAATTACTAATGGCGACTTTGCTACAGATAGTAATTGGAATAAAGGTACAGGATGGTCAGTTGGTAGTGGTAAAGCAAGTTGTGATGGCTCACAAAGTAGCACTTCTAATCTCACACAAGTTAATGTATTTGATACACCACCACAAACTGTAACTGATAATTATAAATTAACTTTTGATTTAGTAGTAACATCAGGTTCAATTACTGCAAGTTCAGGAAATTTAAGTCAATCATACACTTCAAGTGGCTCATACGTTTTATATGGTTCTCCAGAAATAGGTTCAGGAAATTTAAATTTTACTGCAAATTCAACATTTATTGGCTCAATAGACAACGTATCAGTAAAACAGGTTGGGCAAGATTGGAGTGCTAAAGATGGTGTAATAACATCTGTAGAAAATGGTAAATTATTATTTGATAATAGTTCAGGTAATGCAAATGGTGGTGCTTTTCAAAATATAGGTTTAGTTACAGGAAAGCAATATAAAATGACAGCTACTATGCAACTTTTAACAGGTTCTAGTAATGGAACTTTTAATTTGTTTACATCAAGTGCAACAGGCACAGGACAATCATCAGTATATACAGGAAGCACTTTAGTTGTTGGTGGTGCAGCAGTAACAGAAACTTTTACTTTTACACCAGGTTCAGGAGATGTAAGTATTCAGTTTACTTGTGATGAAGCTAATGCAACATATACTATTAGCGACATAACAGTCAAAGAAGTCGGACAGCATTGGACATTTGGTACAGGTTGGTCTACAGATGGTACTAAGGCAATATGTGCAGGACATAGTTCGCATACAAGTTTAACTGCTAATTATGGTTTTATTGCAGGTCGTTCTTATAAAGTTTCTTTTGACATAACAGTAACAAGTGGTAATTTTAGCATACAATTAGTTGGTAGTGGTTCAGATACAGGTAGTGTAATTAGCACAACAACTACAAATTATACAGAAACTATTATACCTACTGCTAATAGAACAACTTTTAATATAAGGTCAAATGATGGTAATGGTGTAGGTAATGTAGACAACATAGTAGTACAAGAACTAAAGCACGATGCTACAAACCTTATGCTTAATGCAGGAGATTATCAGTCAGCTAATCCACTAATCACTTCTACTAAGAGTATGGAGTTTGATGGTAGTGATGATTACTTACAACTTAGCGAACCTTTTAGCTATACAAATCACACAATTACAAGTTGGTTTAAAACTGATACAAATAGTGTAACACAATTAATTTTTGATGCAGCAGATACTAATGTTGATGGTGTAAGAGTTTGGTTTGATTCTTCTGCAAGATTAAAATATAGAGTAGGTGGAGATAGTGGTGCATCTACTTTAACTTCTCCAACAGATTTAGAAGCTAATAGATGGTATAACTTTACTTGTACTTATAATGGTGCGACACAAACAATGTATATTGATGGTGTTAGTGTTGGTAGTCAATCAGCAACAAGAACTATATCTACAACAACAAATGCAACTATAGGTAAAGGTTCATATGTAGATAATTTTTACGTTAATGGTAAAATAACAGAAGTAGGTGCTTTTAATAGAGCATTAACTGCATTAGAAGTAGCATCATTATACAATCAAGGTATGCCTACTAATCTACTTGTAAATAGAAACAACTATCAGTCAGGTAACCCTACAGTATTTAATACTAAGCAAGTTGATTTTGATGGTTCTGATGATTATATGCAAGTAAGTAATTTTAATAATTTAGGTACATCAGATGGTAGTTTTTCATTTTGGGTAAATTGTTCTGACTTTACAAATGCTACTTTTTTATCTAAGTTTCAAGATAATGATAATAGAATATTATTTATAACTGATGGTTCAGACCAATTTTTAGCACAGGGTAGAGTAGGTGGTTCTTATGCTTGGAATACTACATTAGGAAGTGCTTTAACTTCTTATGAAAACGAATGGATTAATTTAGTTGTAACTATAGATAGGAGTGCAAACTTAACTTTATATTTGAATGGTGTTTCTTATGCTACAACAAGTATATCAAGCACATCATCTACAAATGTAGATAATACAGGAGATTGGTTTTTTGGTCAATATGGTAGTGGAACTTATTTTGATGGTAAAATGAGCCAAGTAGGTATGTGGAACTCTACACTAACTGCTGATGAAGTATCTTCTTTATACAATCACGGATTACCTATTGACTTAACGACAGATCAAGCAGCTTATGAATCTTCATCTAACTTAGTAGGTTATTGGAGAATGGGTAGTGGTACACTAGATTCTTATCCTCTTATTGCAGACCAAACAAATGCTACTTTAGGTAGTGAGTTAGTAACTTCTTGGTCAAATAATGATTTTTCATCTTTTGCTTCAAGTGGTTCAAATATTACACAGATGGTTTCTTCAGGAAGTGGTAATAACTGTTATTCTTCAACAACAATTACAAGTGGTAAAACTTATAAATTACAGTTTACATCTTCACAAGCAATAACTTGTCAAATAAGAATTTCTCCGAATACAAGTTTAACAAGTGCAACAGTTGTGTTATCAAGTTTATCATCAGGTTCAAATGAAGTATATTTTACTGCACCATCTAATTATGCTTATATAGGTTTTTATGCACCAAATTCTTTTACTGATACTCAAATTAGTAGTTTTACATTAAAAAAAGTACAAGGTAACCCTGCCTATATGACTAATATGAACTCAACTGATATTGAGAATGGTAGTCCTTATGCTAATATAGTACAGAATGGAGATTTTGCAACTGATTCAGATTGGACAAAAAATTCAGGTATTACAATATCAGGTGGTTCTGCTAATTTTATAGGTAATTCAGGTAGCTATTTATATCAAAATATGTTAGATACAGGCAAACAATATTTTTTATCTTTTGATATTTCTGTATATACAAGTGGTGCTTTAACAATCTTTGGAGGTGCAGGTAATAATATAAGTAGTACTTTTAATGTAAATGCAACAGGAACTTATACAGGTTATTTTACAGCAGGTGGTTCAGACACAAATATTTATTTTGGTAATTTATTTGTCGGTAGCATAGACAACGTATCA